ATGGTGAAGTTTGAGCACATTGAGCAGGCGGTTCCTTTCACTGCAACAGCCAGCGATACCGAAGCATACGGGCGGGATATTTATGCCGCTTGTCAGAAAGGAGAGGCCGGTGAAATTGCAGAACATGTACAGCCATCCATCAGCCCGGAAAAAGCCAGAGAACTCAAAACCGCCGGGATCAACGCCTGGCGGAACAGAATGGAATCAGCCAGTTATATTTTCAGCTTTAATGGCCGTAACTGGGATTATGGAAAGGAAACACAGGATCGCCTTGGCCCATCAGTTATCGCAGCAAAAGAAGGCAATCTCCCGGAGAAGTTTTTCTGGACAGACGCAGACAACAACGACGTCCCCATGACTGCGGAAGAACTGATTGCGCTGAGTGAAGCCGCGCAACAGGCAATGTTCGCGAAGGGAATGGAAATTCATGTGCGCCAGCGCAACATGAAAAAAGAGATTGCAGAACTTCAGGATGCGGAGGCCATTCAGCGTTACGTTGTGGGCTGGCCCACAACGGAAGAACCCGCCACCGAAAGATGAACAGCAAAAACGCCCTGACACCAGGGCGTTATTATTTAAACCGGAATGGACAGATTATTCAGGGCACCTTTGACGTTATTCGCAAGATCACCAAGCGACGAGGACTGAAGACGTTCACGCAGATCTTCATCCACACGCTCAAAAGTGACAGTAAACTCAATCTTTCTTGCCCGACCATAGCGATCAAGTTCAGAGCGGGTGGTGTTAAGCCCGGTAATGACATACATCCCGTAAATCTGCCCTACCCCATCAATCAGCGGCCATGGTCGCCCGACGTAAGCCTGGCTGGTCAGTGCGGTCAGGGAGACTTCACCGCCCGTAATTTCCGGGTAGAGCAAACCCGAAAGCGTGATGGTATCGTCACCCGCGCCGATATACTGCCAGCTGGCTGAGCGGTTGATTCGCTCGTTCTTTACATGCCTCCAGTTACGGGACTGTTGTATTTGTTGGTGTGGCAGTGTGCTTAACTGAAAAACAAACATGCCGTAAATCATCATCATAACCATCACTCCTAATCACGATCGCGGAAACTGTTCATACCGCCGGATTGTCTGCGAATTTCTTCCCGTACCGCCTCCCCCACCATTCTGGCAAGGTCGCGAGGGTTCTGCATAACCACGTTGTGAAGGTGAACATGAATATCACCACCGTACACAGGCGGCGGTTCAGGAGAGCGCGAAGGCCCCCGGGGTGTCGGGGACACCGGATCCCACCGCTTAACCTCCACAGGACGGGAAGAATCCGGGGAAACCGCCGGAGACACAGGCGAAAACGCTGGCATAAGCGGAAGCCCGGGTGCAACAGTCGGTTCATTCCACTGCCCGCGAACAGCCAGCGCACGGGGGAGATTTTTAAACACGATATCGCCAGGACCGATACGCTTGCGGGCTTCCTGAAGCATACCCGACGTATTACCCTCGATACCTTTGAGCCTGCGAAGAACGCCACTGGTGCCGTCGTTTATGACAGAAGGCTTGCCACCATTATTACCTTTATCATTGCCATCAACTGGCTTAGCGGGCGAGATAATGGCATTAACATCCCCCTGAAGCAGGGAGAGCTTGCCCTGAAGAAGCGAAGCCCGCTGTGCATCCTCCAGTTTCCGGCGCGCCCTTTCAGCTTCATCAGGCAGCACGCCAAGCTTTTCCAGTACCCAGGCAAGTCCATCCATCAGCGCCTTCAGCGGCGTAAGCGCAAGCGATATCGCCCCACTAAGTACACGACCGAAGCTTTCTCCCGCAGACGTACACCGTTCAAGAGATTCGTTGCTGGCCTGAACAGGCGTGAGTAACCGGGTAAACCAGTCAAACACCGTGGACACCGCACCCGACACCAGATCAAACAACGGCGCAAACTGAGCAATACTTTCACGAACAGGCGCAAGGCCAGCCCACAGCGACCGGAATGTGCCGAGCATGAACGCCTTAACCTGTTCCCAGTGACGCCATATGAGCAGCGCCCCACCGGCAAGAGCAGCAATCACGAGACCAACAGGACTGAGAAGACCGGAAAGCACCCCGCCCAGCACAGAAACCGCACCGGAGACCATCCCCCACAGTGCCGGAAGGCCGGACAGGCGAAGAGCAAGACCACCAACACCGTTTGTAAGCGAGGATAGCCCGCCACCAAGAAGCGCAGAGCCAAGCTGAAGTTTTGCAAAAATCCCCGTCAGTAACCCACCTCCGACAGACAACGCACCAATGGCCGTTGTGGCCGCAAGCACGCCACCCACGGTAAGAGTCAGCGTGCGTACAAGCTGCGGGTTTTCCTGAACCCACGACCTGAAGCGTTCACCCACAGAAGCAACAGCCTGTACAAGCTCGCGGATATCATCAGTAACCAGCGACACAACATCACTGCGAATACCGGAGAAAATGCCGGACAGACGATCGGTGTCGCCGCCGAGGTTGTCACGCAGAACATCCCCCATTCGCCGGGCGGTTCCCTGAACCAGCCCCATACGGTCAGATACCGTTGCAAGCGACCGGAGAAAATCCGGGATCTGGTCAACAGCCAGATCTTCAATGGGTGTGCCGAACAGCGCTATCGCCGCATTGGCCCTTTCTGCAGGATCCTGAATCTGTAACAGACCTGACGCGGTGCGACGCATCGCTTCACGCGCGGCCGCGCCGCCACTGGCGATCGCTGACGACATTCTTTCAGCGTTAAGGCCAATCAGCTCATAGGCTTCAACGCTGGATTTGGACATATCCGAGCCGCGAATACTGAATTCTTTGACAGCATCGCCGGTTTTATCCAGGGCGAATTTCCCCTGCTGCGCCATGCTGACAAGCAGCGTCATGGTTTCAGAGCCGGATAGCCCCATATTGCGGAAATGCGTGGAATACTCATGCAGAATTTCAGGAAGTTCGCCGCGCATTTCGGCAGACATTTTCTGCATCCCTGCCGCCATCAGGTCGACGGCCTCACCTGCATTTGCGGCAAGCCCGTTTTTCAGCATAATGCCAGCAGCCTGAACCTGTTCAGCCACATTACCGCCGGTGACCTGAGCAAGATCGATTGCCTGCCGTGTCACCCTTTCCAGTTCTTCAGTCCCTACGGTACCCAGTGCGCCAAGCGTGCTTTGCGCCGCAGCTGCTGCTTCCGAAATCATCGCGATATCCGTGGCCGCACCTGACGCACGGATGCTCTGAATCATACGGCTGTAGCGCTGGCCGTCTTCTGCGCTGCCGCCACTCTGTGCCGCAATGAGCGCACCCTGCCGTTGCTCTTCAACAACTGGTGCAACCGCGCGACCGGCAGCATACAGACCGGCACTGCCAGCCGCCATGGCAACAGCACCGCGCTGACTGAGCTTACCGGCAATATCCTGAACACGGTCATAGCGTTGCTGCGCCTGCGTGACGCGTGCAAGCTGGCCCCGCTGGCGCTCAAGCTGATCGTTGTATTCCTGCGTTCGCCTGATTGCTTCCTCCACAGCGCGGTTACTTCCGTCAGCCCGTATGCCGTGGGCTTCCAGTTCGCGACCGGCTTCGCTAAGTCGGGATTTGTGGAGGGAATAAACCGTATTAAGGCGATCAATCTTCGCAGTCAGCGAGCGGATAGCTTCCTGCTGTTTTTCCGTTAGTGTCGTGCCAGTACGCTGGGCCTCCTGGAGGCGCTGAAGTCGCGCACGCGCCTCGTTCAGGCTGTTTTCAGTCGAGGTCACCTGCTGGCGGGCACGGGAAAACGCATCACTGCTTCGCTGGAGTGACTTAAGAGCGTTCTGCGTGGAGGAAAGAGATTCAGAAAGCGCGCCGGTCATTTCCCGGGCGCGCCTGACGGGTTGAGTGAGACGGTCGACCGCAGTAAGGGCTACACGTATCTGGAGATTATTACTCATCGTTATGATTCCCGGTTCTGACGGCCGCCCGTTCTCGCCAGGCAACCAGTTCACCGGGAGTCATCACAAAGATTTCAGAGGGCGACCAGTGAAATACAACGGCTATATCAGCGACAATATCTTCAACGTAATCAAAAGCAAGAAGCGTTACGCGCCGCCCGCCTCCTGCGCCTTCTTCGCTGACGAGGGAAGCAAAAAACCGACTGCCACCTCGTACAGTTTAAAGAAGTCTTCCGGGCACATTGACATAAGTGCCGCGCGGCTGAGGTGAGGTTCAGTTACGCGTTCCAGAAAAATGGCGGCAGCATCAACATCGGTGTTGAACAGGTCCGTCATGCGGATCCCTCGAAGCGAGCCCACCTGACGCGCAAGCGCCCCAATCTTCACGCTGGAAACCGTCTTATTACCGCAGACAACAGGAACCCTGAGATTAACCGTGTCATTTGCGATCGCCTCTGCGTTTTCCGTGTCGCCATTCGTCACAGCATCTGTGTCATTCGTCACGATATTTTCTTCAGTCTGATCCATTATTTTTCTCCCGGGGCAACAGGACGCCGCCCCTGTTATCAGATTTAACTATCAGCCAAGCCCCAGCATGGAGCGGGTGCGGTCAGGAAGAACATCCTTACCATCAATGCGCCAGATGAAGTTCAGCACGTCGATTTCAATAACATCGCTGTTATCAACGCTGAGCTTGTACCAGGTGCATTTCATCGCATAGGTATGTTCGGTATCTTCACCCTGTTTGGCCTCGCCCTTGTCGATTTCGACAATGCGACCACGGGCTTCAATATCGACGTACTCAATCCCTTCTTCGGAATAGTATTCACCCGAGAAGCGAACACGCACGGCATCAATACCGGCGGCGTATTTGGCAAAGATGTGACGATCGACGCCACCAACCGCAAAGGAGAGATCCAGTGCACCATCATCAAGACCGAGATCCACCGACGCAGAGCCAGGCATCCCCGCCCCGCGATACGACTCTGTTTTGCGGGTCAGTTTTGGCGGGGTAAAAGACGTCACCTTGCCCAGCTTGTTGTCACCGTCCACAAAGACGGTAAACACACGAAGTTTTTTGGGTACGGCCATTAGCTACCTCCAAGAGATGCAAAAGCAGAGCCAAAGAACTCGTCGGTAAACGTCTGATAGAGTTCCATACATTCCATCGGTGGTACGGGCGTGTATTTGTAGCGAATACGCACAATGCCCTGACGAAGACTGGTTGTATTGTTGTCGACAATATCGAACCAGCATTCCGCCCCAATGAGTTTTCCGGCCGTGACCAGGGAATCCAGTTTCGCCTTGATGGCACTTACAGCATCTTTCGCATTGGAAGGTGTCAGAGGCGAATCCACCACCTGAAGCTGCCCCTCCGCAATAGAGTCAGCCAGTTGTTGCGCCGTGCGGGCGCTCACCTCAAAAATGTATTCCGACGTATCCGGTGTACGGTTACCCCAGAAACGGAAGGAGCCGTCGCCCTGGTGAATAAGAGTGGTCACCTCGCTATTGTTCAGCGTGTTGGCATCGCTGTTTTCATCCTGAAGTGACCAGGAAACAGACGCTGACACCCCAAGAACATTTTTCACAGGCATGTTAGAAAGGGAGCGATGCCAGCCCTGTTCATGGTCGAGTCGGGCACGAAGACCGCACGCATACGCCGCAGTCGGGAAGGTTTCGTTTTTACCGGACACCGGGTTGAACGCAATGAAATCAGGCCACAGAAGCATGATTTCGCGACCGGAAATCTTTTTACGAAACGCAATAGCATCGGACGGTTTTGTGCAGCCAGGGCAGCCGGAATACGCAAATGCGCGCATTTTTCCGGCAACAGTCACCAGTGCAGCCGTGACAGCATCCGATTCAAGGCCCGGAGCGGCAAGAATGCGGGGTCGGTAACCAATACCTTCCATCTGTTCGGCAACCAGAAGCGCCTGCATACCGCTGTAGCTTCCGTCTTCTTCCGTGGTACCAATGACCAGTTGATCCTGTGTTTTATTCTCAGCCCCCTCTTTTGCCGCCTCCACGCGAACGACAATCACCCGTGTACTGACCTGGTCAGATATCGCTTTAAGGGCCTTATAAAGCGTGCCCGCTTTCCCGGCCTTCCCCAGAACAGAAGATACACGGGTAATCAGCACTGGCTTGTTAAGGGGGAACTGCCCGGTATCCGCATCATCTGCAACGGCAACAATACCAATGACGCTGGAATCAACGTCATTAATGGCCGTCACAAGGTCGGTATTCTCCGTGACGCGCACACCGTGAAATCGTTTTTCAGCCATACGATTCACCATCAGTTGTGTTTATGCTCGCCTGAATAATCCACCATTGGCGCACAGCCCTCACCTGATGCGGGCTGTGGGGATTTTTTTACAACAGAGCCGGACAGAAACGACAAGGTACGCGTGGGATGATACGCACACGGGAGGGATATCATGAGCATCACTGAATCAGTAACACATCACATCAACAGCGCACTGGATGCAGCGGAAGATACCGTTAGGGTGCCAGACTTCACTATCACACTGGAAGGGAAAGATGCCAGCCTGAAGAACATCACGCAGCGCATCATGAGCCTGACCATGACAGACAACAGGGGTTTTGAGGCTGACAGGGTGACACTGGAAATCGACGACGCCGACGGCGGGGTGGTACTTCTGGAGCGCGGAACACGATTATCGCTGGCGATGGGATGGAAAGGTGAAAGCCTCACTCGCAAGGGGGCGTTTGTGGTGGACGAAGTGAGCCACGAAGGTCCGCCGGATAAGCTGACCATATCCGCGAACAGTGCGGATTTTCGCGAAGAGTTTAACGTGAAACGCGAAGTCTCCTGGCATGACGTGACCGTTGAGCGTGTGGTATCTGCCATCGCGCACCGTTACGGACTGAAAGCACAAATCAGCGAAATGCTGATGAATATCGAAATCGACCATGCAGACCAGACAGAGGAAAGCGACATCTCGTTCCTCACGCGTATGGCTGACATGCTGGGTGCAATAACCACCGTAAAAAACGGGTGCCTGCTGTTCATTCTGCCGGGTGGCGGTGTGACAGCCAGCGGGCGCGCCCTCCCCTCATTCGCCCTGACCCGCTCGGATGGCGACAGTCATCGCTTTCGCATTGCTGACAGAAAAGCCTATACCGGAGTGAAAGCTTACTGGCTGGATTTAAAGTTCGGCCAGAAGAAGGCCGTGAACGTGAAAAAGCGAAACGCGAAAACCACACAGAAGCCGGAGAAAAGCAGTTCACGGGAGGGTGGATACATGGAAGGCGCAGAAGGCAATGTGTATGTGCTGAGAAAAACCTACCCGAACGAAGAAGCCGCGCGTCGCGCAGCTGCCGCACGCTGGCAGCAACTTCAGCGGGGTGCAGCAGAATTCAGCATCACGCTGGCGCGCGGACGCGCCGACCTGTATCCGGAGATGCACGGCACGGTATCCGGGTTCAAGAGCGACATTGACAATCAGGACTGGATTATTTCGCGCATTGAGCACGTCATCGACGACAGCGGCTTCACCACCAGACTGGAGCTGGAAGCAAAAATCGCAGACTGGATAGCAGAGCGCGCCACGACTGGCTAGAATGAGCGCGAGCCCACCCCGTTTCAGCCAGGGGGACCATCATGCATCCTTGCCCATACTGCGGAGCAAGTACCCGCACCAGAACAAGCCGCGACGCCAACGATACAGGAACAATCAGGGAGAAATATTACCAGTGCAACAACATTGAATGCAGCGCCACCTTTGTGACGCACGAGTTTGTCGTGAGAACCGTATGCCGTCCGCAACCCACCGAAGAACGGGGAGTCGTCCCATAAGCGCTAACTTAAGGGTTGAACCATCTGAAGAATGCGACGCCTCGGTGCCTCGTTAAGACGATGCCTCGCGTTCTTCAATTGCGT